TGCCAACACCGTATATAAGCTATGGCTTGGTCTTTGCCCATTTGGAAAATTTTCGGATTTCCCAAAGTTAGTTTATATTTGGAGAGGTTCGTGCTAAAACACGCCACAGCTCATATACAAGAACGTTAGCTGTAATGCAAAAAAAATCCGTCTCTGATAACACTATTTAGTAAAAAATGACAATCGAAACTGCAAAAAGATTAAACCTAATTAAACAATTATTATTGTTAGAAGAATTTGAACTACTCGATGTTCAAATAGAAAAACTGATAACTGCAAATGATGGAAATAGTTATAAAGAGATAATCGAAAACATACAAGAGAAATCATTCAATAAAGCAATTGAATTAATCCAAAACAAATTAAATGCAAGTCCAAATTTAGTTTTAAGTGAAGACGAAGATTTAATCGCTTTAAAAATGGAGATTAGAGCTTTAGAATTAGATTATAATTCTATAGTTAACGAAGTTGCAGAAACTGAAAAATTAATACATAATTTTAGTACACAACAAAATCAGGAATTGGGAGATTTACTAAATCAAATCTTAAAATTCCGCAGAGACAAATTAGAAATAGAAAAAGGTAAGAGTAAAAAGAAAAAAATCGAATTTGAAGAAGCTAATTCCGATTATGAAAAATTTAATGAGCAATATGAAGTTTCAAAAAAGGAAATAATAAATCTTCTTGATGAAAAACAAAAAAAGGAATTAAAGAAGAATTACAGAAAAGCATCTAAATTGTGTCATCCAGATATTGTGAATGAGAATTTAAAATTTCAAGCTCAAGAAATTTTTAGAGAGTTAAGACTTGCTTATGAACAAAATGATTTAGAAAGAGTCAATGAAATATTGAGTTCTTTGGAAAACGGAAATTTGTTTATAAAAAAATCAGATAGTATCAATGAAAAATCTATTCTAAAAGTAGAAATAATAAATCTTCGTAAAAAAATATCAAATATTGAGGATAAATTAAGCGAATTAAAAAGCTCGGACACATATCAATCCATTATAAAAATTGAAAATTGGGAGAGTTATTTTGAGAACACAAAGAAAACCTTATTTGAAGAATTAAGAAATCTAAAAGATAATGAGTAATCAAAATAACAAACTTATAATCAATAACAATGCGATTCAAAAAATTGACGTTCAAACTAACGTTTTAAACAAATTACTCGACAAATCAAATGACAGAATAGCAAAAGAATTATTAGACAAAGCAAAGGATTGTTGGAAAAAAAAAGATTATGAAACTGCAACTGAATGTTACGAGAAAGCATTAAATCTGAAACCAAATTATATAGAAGCATTAAATAATTATGGTTTATTTCATAGAATAAAAACTAACAACTATAAATACGCCATTGAACTTTACACAAGAGTAATTGAATTAGACCCAAAAGATTTTGGTGTTTTTCATAGACGGAGTGCCTGCAAAGAAAGGTTGAAAGATTATAATGGAGCAATTGAAGATGCATTTTTACATATTGAAAACACAAAAAAACCAAGTGCTGACGATTATATTTCGGTTGCTTTAATTAAATTCAGAATTGAAGATTTCGAAGGTTCAATAAAGCATTGTACGGAAGCGACTAACGTTAATGCTAAAAGTGATTTTGCCTACTATATTCGTGGAAAAGCAAAGTTTTCGATGAGGAATTTTAAAGATGCTTGTATAATCGCCAAAACGAATTGTACATAAAAATAAAACAAAACGTACAATTTCAAGAAAAATAACCCCTGCTTAATATGAAGTTAAGCAGGGGTTATTTTTCTTGTTATACATTAAGTTCAAACTTGGGCTTAGCTCCTTCTAGTAGTTCTGTTGTTGCATTAATGTTGTTCTTGTAGATGTGAACATTTGCAAGCATCAAACTTATTGACTTCAGAGGCAGATCTATTTGACGGCTTATCAAATACAAATGATATATATCTGCTGGCAAGGCAAGGGAGCTGATTTAAAATTTTTACTCATTTTATTCATATATAATTTTTGTTATTTACTATTTTTGCAGTTCTGAGGGATTAAAATAAAAAAAGCCAAACGACATAGAAGACTTTGTGTCCTCCGTAGTCGTTTGGCTCATGTTTTAAATCCCTCAGAAAGTTTTAAAAGCGGAGGACATTTTTTTAATCCTAACCTCCATTGGATTTAAACAGCAATTAAAAGAGTTTTAAACGCCAGCTCAAAAACAATAGAACTAGCAACAATGCAATAATTAACCATAGCTTAAATCTAGCCCAAAATCCACCTCCAGTTATTTCGCTTTCAGTTTCAATTTTTGTACTTATGTTTGTATCTGTATTTCCTGAATAATTCAAATTACTAGTACCTGATGTAGCTGTACTATCTTTTTTTATAGTTTGTTTTTCAGTTTCTTCAATATCTTCTGTTATTTCTTCTAATGAAGCTCCTGTAAGCTCTATTTGCCTTGTTACAACCCCATTCCTTAACTCACTATAACTTATTGGCTGTACAACACCATTACTGTCTATAACAGGCATTAAAACTAATCTTGTGTTTTTTTGATTCCTGTTTTTCTGAATTTCTTCAACCAAACTTTCATTTATTTGGTGAATACTATCAACTACCTCAATCAACTCACTAACGCTTTGTGTTAGCTCCTGATTTACGCTAGTTTTTGTTGATTTGCACGAAACCAGCATCAACATAAAAAATAAATAAACATATCTCATAACTTCCTATTTTGAAAAATAAAGCTCTATTTCTGCTTTCCTACGCCTTGTAAGGCCTCTTAAAACTCGACCTCTAGATTTATTCCAACGCTTAAATTGATGCGCTATACCTGCATCATTTGGATTGGCATTCACCAAGCGCAAAAGAGTTGAATTTCTAAAAGCACGAATTCCCACGTTATAAGCAAAACTCACTAGTGCAGAAAATTGATAGTCATTCAGTTTTACTTTTAGGCTTTTCAAAACTTCACGAGAAAAATAATCAACAATATTTGCAAACAACTCATCAGCTCGTTGCTTCGTAATTTTATCTCCCAATTTCACCTTTGCGCCATTTTCATAGTAGGTATTGCCCCAACCAATGGTAGGTACTCCAGCTGGACACAAATAAGCCTCTAGCCGTAAAGCTTCAAACTCGTGTAGTATATCAATTCCTTCTTTTATAAATTTCATAACTACGTGCTTTGAGGTTGAGTATATTCAGCTAAAACAGCATCAAATTCAGATTGAGCATTAACTGGACTTTCACCCATTCTATTTATTAAATCAATTTCTGCACTTAAATACAGTAGTTGATTCTTTAAAAATTTTCTTTTGGCGTAGTATTTCAAATCCAGTTCCTGAGACATATCAACATCAATTTCTTTTGTCGTGGCATTGTAAGTAACAAATGTATTTTCAGACACTATTTGTAGGTAATTTTCATATTCAACCTTCGTAATTTCAATAAATCCAGCAGGCAAAGTGGCTAATCCTCTAAATCTTGAAATAGCTTCAATAGTGCCGTTATCATGCTTAATTCCGTACATCATAATATTATTTTTTGATTAGATTAATTTGATAGTTTGCCTGGCCAGTCTGAAGAAATATTGGCAAATCAGTTGATTGCAGTATCAAGTCAAATGAAGTAGTCGTTTTGTTAAAAACAAAATAATCAAGACTTAGAGCTGCAACTAAAAGCGTTGAGCCAGTAAGCTCCTCGGTTTGCGGGTCTATAGGTAAACATATAACATCATAATCGGTATCTATTTCTTCAAACTCAATTTGAAACAATAGAGCATTACCTGCTTGCTGTCCAGGAGCATCTGCCAAATCATTATTTGCAACACCTGTAAAATCTCCAGTAACAAAAAATGAAACTGTACTTGGAATAAGACTAAATGTGCCACTTCGTGAAACGCCACCAACCAAATTTTCATACCGCTCAAATTCTGCAAAAGGAATATTGCCTTCAGCTACAGAAGTAAACAGGGCAAAACGATTAAAATAAGCATCCACCATATCGCCAATACCATTGTTATCGGTATCTGCCAAATACTGTACCTGCTCAACGTTTTCAACTATTCTTACATGAGAATTCTCATTACCACCTACAAAGGGGTACAATTCCCCATCTATAACCACCCATCCACTACTCATTAAGCCATCTACAAAATCAACTCCCGATATGATTACTCTATCTCTTCCAGCCATTTGTGCAACCGCAGCTGCTACCTGTTCTGTCATTTCTGCTAAATGCTGAAATGTTTTTGTTGTGCCCGGGAAACCCCCATTAATAAGATTTATTTTTTTCATTATACATATATTATTTGATACGTCTTATCTGGAAGACGGTAATAGTTAATTAAGCTATCTAGCTTGTTTCTGTTGTTACTTCCAATTTCAAAAAAGACTTGATAAGACAAAGGCAAATGCACTATGAAGTCCACAGAAGTATTAGCAGCATCATTTTCACCAAAAAAATATACCGGATTATTCTCATTAGGTCCAAAAATATAAACTGGTAATTCTTCATCTGGAGTAAAAAAATACAATTGCTCCGTATATTCCCCATCCTCAATATAAATGCGGTGCAGCACATCGTCAAACTCCTCATTCAGCACCTTTTCAATTGCGTAGACTTGTGGAGTGTGTTCTATACGGTATATAGCATCTAGTCTATACTCCAAAAATTGAGCATGCAAAAGCTGAATAGGATAAACCAAAGAATTAAGCCAGGCTAACATCTTTGGCCCACGTAAAAACGTAGGCAACAAAAGTGCAGTTAGGCTATTCCAATTGATGTTATAAATATTCCCACTCATTATATTTGCACGTTTTTGGGTATAAATTCAATATTCAAATTTTCTTCAGTAATTTCCATATATCCAGCGTTCGCTACATAACCGCTGCTTATATCTTGAAATTCTGCCAATGTTCCATACCTTATGGAAGCTTCATCAATGTACAGCTCTCTATTGGAACAACCATCAAGGTTCTGTAAGCCATCGACTAAAGCAGACAATCTAAACTCCCCATTAAAAGGCAAATTCTTTATGAAATTTCTAATCGCATTTTGTACCGGAAAATCATCCGTTCCATCTATGCGGCTTCCGGAACTATCCAATAAAAGCGGATTATAGAAAAACCGAATTACCAGCTTCAATTCATCTGCTGGAGCAGTGAAGATGATTATCTTAGTGCCAGCTGGCTTAATTCTACCAAAATATTGCTCCAATCCCAACTTAACAGCTTCACTCACTTCTACAAAAGCATTATCTACCTCAGAAGCAACCTTAATAAACAAATGCTTCCTGTTTTGTAACTCCAATTCTATTACAGCTGCTTGCTTAACGGGTGTGTCAGTTTCATCTCCTGGGTCCATTGCATAGACATCGCTGTACTCAGGCAAATCTTCACCATGCCTATACAACAACGCCTTTTCTCGAAACCACAGCAAAGAATACTGCTTTTGCTCGCGGATTAATTGATTAACATCTCCCTTAAACGCATCAAAAAACGCATACTGCAACCAAATTACAAAAGCTACCACATAAGCCCACAGCCTATATATTGCCACATTAGACGTACTGTCTAAGCCACTAAGCTCATTTTGTTCCTGGGCTTTAGTTAGTATTTGATTTTGTATTTCCAGTATTGTTGGCATTGTTGTTTATTTTAGATGAAAAAATACCAAATTAAAGAGTAAACCGCAGAACCAATTCCAGTAATTACACAGTCAAAAAGACTTGGTTTTGTTTTTTTGTTACGGCTAAATATTTTCAGATTATACATTTTTTGCATCAACTTATTTTGAGAGTTTGTTCCTGAAAAATGCATCTGAAACCATTCAAAAAAACCGTTTACAATAAACCCTGCTCCAAAATACCAAAGTACCAGTTCATAAAATCGAAGACTTTCCGAATCAAAAAATAATTGTAATAGTTGAAACACAACCGCTCCTGCAATAAGATGTAAAAGCACTTTTTGTGTTCTAAAGAATTTTGCAATTAAGCTTTCTTTTTTGTTTTCTTTTTTCATATTTACTTGTTTTTAAAATTACGGTTATAAAAATTCTTAATTTTTTGCATCTTTTTTTTATTCCTTTTGCTTGTAGAAATCATGTGTACAAAACCGTGCTTAATTGCATCCTCCTGTATAAAGTCGTCTCGTAATAAAAACTGTACATCTCTATAATGGCGTTTTGCAGCACATAATGCGGTGTACTGCTCAACTACAATTTCATAAAAAGCTGGCTTATTCTTATAGAGTTCTTTAAACTGATCGGTTTAAATAAGACTTAAAGAAGGTAAAATCCACTCTTTAATTAGGTTATTTTTTCCAATACCTATAATGCCGCAATTATATGCCTCTTGGTAGTCTGGTCTAAAAATGGCAGGGTCTACAAATAATGTCCGCATATTTTGAATAGGCTCATGATACCATGGATGGCTATTAAAACTCTCTAAACTTTGAAACAAATAATCTTCAAATTCGGGAAGCTTTTTCAACAAAAACACATCATTGTCAAGATGAACAAAAGGAGCTTCAAACATACTACACGCCTTTAGCTTGGAATAATTCCATAAGCCTTCTGGTGCAGTTGCTGCGAAATCAACCTCTTGTATAGTTTTAAATGGTAAATTAAGCTGTTTAATGATGTTGCATAAATAAGCATCTCCAACAAAATGGCATTCATAGAAACGTGCTGCACAAAGAACAGCTGTGCTTATGCCTATTTTAAAGTCTTCTAAACTGCTATAACCTGCATGTTCATTATCTTCTTGCGGTTTGCTCCAATTGCTAAATATCGCTTTCATTTAATATTTTTAGTGTTAATAAGGCCATTATAAAAACTATAAGTAATAGTATAGTAGTTGCTATTTGGATATTCTTTTTTTCAACATCAAACAGATAACTGTCTAATAATGCTTCACCTATTCCTTGTGGTTCTGATTCGTAGCTCATTTAATCGTCTATTTTGTTTAGTATTACATTATCAATATTGTGGCCTGCGCTTTCTATTCCTTTTGTAAACTCAAAGCGAACTACGCTACTTATACTTGTGAAAATTAACTCCTTTTGCGTCCACACATTAAAGTCAATTTCTATGCTTAATGAAGCTAGAACCGTTTCTGAATTAACATCAATTGCTTGAACATTTATAGTATTATCAGTCCAATCAAAAACTCTGTTAATTTTAAAATTGAGTTTGTACTGACTATTGGTTAGAGTATTCACAATTTGTATTGCGCTACTATTTCCATTTAAAAAATAAAGATGTTTTCCACTAGCATTACTAATAACATTTGCTCGATTTAAACTCCAAAAAGGAACAACATCATTCTCAATTGGCTCTGAAAAATTACCATTCATTATATAGTTAACATTAAAAGGATTGCTTAGAATACTTTCATTCCCTGCTTCATCAACTGCGCTTATTCTTAATTTCGAAGCTAATGTTAAAGCGACAATCATAATTTTAATGTTATTATTTTCAATAATTGAATTAAAAGAATTGTTAGTATTTGTTTCTAATAAAAAATTTGTTGTACCGTCTATAACTGTATACACTCTAAAAATCAGATTTTCGTTAAGAGTTATATTATCACCTTGATTTAAACTTGCAGCTAATGTAAAAACTGGTAATACAAAGTCATCATCATCACCGCTACCTGCTAAGTGAAATGTTAATTCTCGAATATTCATATTGTATGGTGCAACCAAATCCAATAAATCTTCACCAATTCCATCTATGTTTGTGTTGTAATAATAAGGAGGGAGTGATGAAGCATTTAAACTCACAAACCCAGTTGCAGGCTTAATCCCTTTTCTGGAGTAATAGCTAACTATATCTTGTGTAATCTCTATATCTTTAGGAATAATAAAGCTCATCCCTACAGGAATTTCATCAGCCATAGAGATAGCATTTGCTCTTAGAAACTGCACAACACCATTTAGGTTTCCAGTTCCTTGAAGCAATAGGTCTAATACGCTTTGATTTGCCTGTTTAATAATTTTCATTTCTACCTACTTTAATTTACTTTTTTAGTTATCTTTGTAATGCATTCCTTTTATTATAGTAGAATAGATTTCTATTCGTTTTATAATAGTAGAATGCTTTTTTTATGTCTATAATTAAAGTTCTAAGCGTAACCAAATTTTTTCATTTTTGCCTAGCAATTGCCTTAGTTCATAGATATTTCTCACATTTTTAGCAGCCAATTTTTTATTTTTATCATAATAAATGACTGTACCAAATGCATTAATTACAACAAATGCTTTATTGTATTTTTTAACATAATAGTGAGCTGTAAACCATCCATCATTAAATTCATCCTGATTTTTCAAAAAAGTTGCTTCACTATAATCCACCATATCTATTGATAGAACAAATCCTTCTTTAAGCAAATTGGCCTTGTTAATAATCGGTGTAAAAAAAACCTTCAACTTATCATTCTCATATCTATATTGCAAAGAATGAGTATAACCCGGTATTTCTTGCTGCATAAACTCTTTTAGCATTTCCCGTTCTATATTACTTCTAGCTTCTATATTGAGCTTTAGATGTCCATCCTCCTGTTTAAAATTTGTTTCCATAGCTATTTACTTATTCAATTTTTCATACTTCCCTTTCCAATATTCAAGGTTTTGCCTAAGATTTTCAACTTTTTTCTTGAGCTTAATAATCTCAGAATCTTTTTCATTTTTCAGCTCCTCATATTTGGCTTCAAAGTTGAGTTTCAAATCTCCATGTCTGCGTTCAAATTCTGCATTCATGTACTCATATCGCTCCTCATACCTCACTTTCAAATCGTCCAATGCTTCTTGGTACAAGTCCATTATACGCTTAGAACTATCTACTTTTGCTTTGGCCACTTCCGCTTGCAGAGCTTCCACCTCCGTTTCCTTTTTGGCCAATTCTGCCTTGGTTGCTTTCTTACTGAATAACCAAGTTGCAAAACCAGAGGCTAATCCTGCTAGGAGTAGTGCAATGGGTTCGTAGATGTGTTTGTATAGTTCGGTCATACTTCAATTTTTACTACTTGAGCATTATTCTCAAGTATGATGTTCGGATTTTTATAGCCATCATAGCTTAGTTGTATTCTTATTTCTCTTTTAAGCTCCAGTTCTTTTCCTGTTGTTTTTAAGTATTTGCTTATGCCAATCCCTACTTGTGGATGGTCTTTATATTCCCCTTTGTGCGCTCTCAAAATATGGTCTACATGCTGCATGTCTGATGCTGCTATCACAAAATCGCCATTCTCAATTTGTAAATCGAGCTCATCATCTAATATTATGTCGTTACTCATATCAACTAATTATTCCAACTCCTGTAAAAGGCCCTACTGGGCTAGTTCCAGTAATAGTTACCGTACCTGTGCTTAAATAAGCCTTAAAAGCAGCTACCATCATGTCTGCATATACTTCTTTAGAAGCTTCATAGTTATCTTGTGTAAGCATAGCATCTGTAATGCTTATTATACTATTTTTTAAGAGTGCATCGTTTAATGGCATTAGCTTAGTAGGTTTAAGGTTTTTTGTTCTATTTCTGTAAAATTGGTTACGTTTTGTGGTGAAAAACTACCAGGACCCGCAGGTGTTTGAATTATAGCAGCCTTTAGTTCTACTAATAATGAGGTTAAAATATCTTTTAGGGAAGCACTTTCATTTTCTACTTTCAATTTCCCTTCAGACACATTTACTTCCAATCCATCAATCAGTAGCTGAAGCTTGCTTATTTTGGTGTATTTTATGATACAGGTTTCTTCTTTTGCCCCCTGTATTTCTGCACAAATTACTTCGCTTCCTAGCGCTGGAACTATCAGTAGAAAATTCCCAGAAGTTTCTATAATGGCTTCTAGTCGCACATCGGTTAAAGTGGGTAGGTTCTCTCTAACAACTACACAAGTATTGCCTTCAACCTTAGAAACCTTACCCATACTGGTAAGCATCTTTCTAGTTTCAAGAGCTTTTAGTGCCTGTTTAAATTTATCTCCTCCCATCTTAGAGCTTTATGCTTATTTTGTTACTCCGTTTTATTCCGTTAGATTCATCTACATTAATCCCCACCTCTTCAATTAGAAACTTACCATCTCTTTTTTGATTTGGGTAATTTGGGTCTACCAATTCTAAAACATCTCCAGCTTTTGTTCTCGGTATGCACCAGCCATCTACATTGCCTTCATAGCCTTCAAAAACAATAGTTTTATAGTAATTTTCCGCCCATTCTTTTAGTTCAGCACTACTTAGATTTAGCGGTGCATGCAAGGTTCTTTCACCATTTACATTTGTACCAAACTCGTATATTGTTTTTTTTGAACTTCCTTTTTGGATTGAGATAGCTTTAATTTTTAAATCTTTTTTATCCTTAGAAACGTATTTTAAATCGGAGCTTTCTCTTATATTCTTACCAAATTGATAAGAGTGTATGTTGTTTTCAGCTAGATCTAACACCGTTCCTGCTTTTAGAACCTTACCTACAAACCAACATTTTATGCCAAATTTTCGTAAATCTTCTAAAACCTCATAAGCGGTAGCATTTTGTATACTCAACTTTCCAAGGCTTATTTGTGAACATGCTAAGGTATATCCGGCAGCTATTTCAGATAATAAATCTTCTAGGCTAATGCTTTCAAAATTCAAATTGAATTTTTTGCTTTTCTTTAGCTTAGACATTTCATCTTCACACCTAATTACTGTGGGTATTTCTGCACCAATTTCTGTAATATAACCGGTAAACTCAGTCTGTAAATCTTCATTGTAACCTAGCTTAATTTCTACTGGCATATCTTTTTGAATGAAGTCTAAAAGATGTTTACCTCTAAAATCGGTATTGCTATTTAACCTAAATTCTCTAGGTAAAGTTATTGTAGCTGTATCTATAAGACTATTCAGGCTGTTTTCTATCTGTATAGCTATTACATTTGTAATTACTAAATCACCAATAGTTACTGAAACGTCTATGTTTACATACATTAGCTAAATACATTAAATTCTACTGGCTTAATACTTTTTGCACTCAACACAATTTGAAGCGTATCTGAAAAGCCTTCCAGAGGTTCTATTCGTATAGATTGAAAATAAATAGAATCAATCTTTTTGTCTTCAAATTGAATTCCCTCTACATCTATGATGTCATTAATTTCAAAGAAACGAGTAAGCTCTTCTATTTGGCTTTGTGGGTAGACTTTGTTTTCCATATCTACCAAAAGCCCTCGCATCTCAATTGTCCAAGGTTTAGTTCCCCAACGCTCAACTATTATATTATCACTTCCGTTTACTTGGGATTCTATGAGTTGTTTTTCTCTTTGAAATTCCAATAGCAAAGGAGGAGATAGCACATTGGTTTGTGCGCCTGTAAGCATTTGCCCGAATTTTATTTCTTGAGTTTCATGCTTAAATGTCAACTCTTCTAGTATGGCATTGTCCTTAGGGTAAAAATCGAAACCATAATCATTTTCATTGGCTTCTATAACCGCTGTGTTAAAACTGTTATTGATTGCTAAAACTCCAAAAGCTGCGGCATATCTAGCGGCTAAATCTATAACTATGGTTCTACTCATTTTTTTTTAGTTTTACATTAAGGTGTCCCGTTTCGCCTAACCAAGCTATTTGCGCTAGCTTAATACTCCAAGTATCATCGTCCAGTTCTTCTGGAAAAGGAATACCCAAATAAAAGCTAATGAGTGCATCTGCTTTAAGAAACAAGTCGCCTCCTTTTTCATAGCTTAGACCAGGACAAGCTTCTAAAGCCTTCTGGACTTTCCCTCTCTAATAGGAATAAGGTCAGACAATGCAATAACTGTGGCGTAAAACAAGCCATCGTCTGCAATTACTTCATCCTTAGAAGTAAGCAAGCATTGTTTTACCAATATTTCTTGAGCCTTCTTAGGATCTTGGTTTTTGAACCTTTGGAACTGTGCAACCACAGAACGATTGGGAACAATAGCAAGCACTTCTAGTATTTCTTCGTAATCGTCATCTTTTGGCAGCTCCAATATTCTTAGTTTGTCGCCGTATTTTACTTTGTTAGCTTCAACTACTTCTTTGGGTATTTGCAGTGTTGCGCTACTGGTATTTTCTACTTCTTTTTTCATTTTTAAAAGTCTTTAATTGGTGATTAAATTAGGATGCAACATTAAGTTGAACGTCTAAGGCAAACAATGGGTATTGCATTTCAAGTCCCATCTCTCCAGTTACGTTTCTTCCCTCGTTTTGGAACTTAGCTAGTATCTTGTCTACAATGATAAGGTTATACTCGTTAGCAAATTCTACCGTAATTACAAATGGCTTGATGCTTAACAAATCTCCACCAGAAGCAATTTCTAATGGTGTTACATCACCCATCATTAAATTGATAGAGGCGGTTGGCGTAATTTTGCCTTTACTCCAACTTGTAGCTCGTTCACCTAAGGTGTGGTTGAGCTGATGTTCCTGCTCATTGTTATACTCAATAGATTTAACTTCAATAGGTAAACCATTAATTTGAACATAAACATCTGCACTATCGTAAGCTTTGCCGTTTCTGTTTATTCTAGCCATTGTCTCTTGTTTTTAGATTAATCGTTCCTCTTATCTCATTAATTGTTCCTTTGGGAACAATTACATAACTTACTCGTAGTATTTTCTCTACCAATAAATCGCTTTCAGGATTAATCTTTGTTTTGCCAAAGCTTATTTCCCCTCTAGCAAACATATCTTGAAAAACATTATCTCCAATATCTTCCAATGCTACAATAGTTCCACTTGTTAGTTTTCCAGTTGCACTATCTACATTCCAAGTCGTTTTTACTTTTGGTAAATAAGCGGTTCTTAATTCTCTCACCGCTTTGTCTGCAACACGACCATACGCAATAGTATGCTCGTTTATATTGTTGTCATCATCCAAAATTTTAGGAGTACATACATGATCGTTGTTAAATCTTGCACCAGCTAAGCCAATGTAATTCACTCCAAAAATGTAACCTTTAGCATCAAATGTTTCTAATTGTTCTGCAAGTTCTGTATTGGTAGCATGATTAGATAAGCCGGGTTCTAACCAAGCTCCACGTGTTGCATCTGTTAGATTATATTGCTCATTGTCGCCAATGTTTTCATGTACTTTTGCTCTAGCTAAAACGCCCAATGCTGTACCTACATCTGCATAACTACGTATGGAATGTGGTAAAGTAGCTGCATAAGTATAATCCTGTCCAATGACCAAGCTTACTTTATCTGCTTGCAAATCTGGAATAGCTCTCAAATCTAAAACAGTATTTGCAGAATCAGCTATTGTATAACATTCTAGTAATATCTGCAAAGGCATAAAATTAGCAAACGCCCAATTGTATAATCCTTGTGCAAGTGGGATTGCCTTGTGCACTTCTGTAGGTATACCATCTAACAACACCACTTCAGGTGCAGTATCTACATGTTTAGCGTTGATAAATGCAATTTGTCTAATTTCACCTTTGGCTTCATTCAAAAGATTTTTAGCTCGATCTAAAGAACCTTGTAAGTCTTCATCAGAATTATAGAGAAACAACTTAGTACCTTCACCTGCATTTCGGAAGAATTCCTTACAATGCCGGTGTGCAATGGTTAGGTTTTCATCATCATAGGCTTGTGTAATGCCCAATGCTTCCACATCGCTCATAGTGTAGGCAACGTGTACTGGACCCACATCAAAGTTATCAGGCTCATCCAAGTACATAAATACCATAGCACTCACGCTATCATTACTGCCTAATCGGTTAGCACCAATTCTACCTTTGCTTATATTTACAGCATTAAGACTCATCTAGTGTAGCATTTAGGTCGTTAATTTTTTGTTGGATGGCTTCTATGGCAGTTTTTCGGTTTTTGCCGTTTTGCTCATCTAGGAGTAATTGTTCTGCAACTGGCAATGCAACTACACCATCCAACTCTTTTTGCAAATCTTGAACTGTAAAATCAGTTGTTTTTTCAGCTTCTGGAGTTACAACTTCCCGTTTCACAACTTGGTATTTTTCGCCTTTACTCAAACTGTTTGTTGCTAAATCTGCGGTAGTAAAAAACTCCCCTTTAGGATTTAGATATAGTTCTTTCAGTTTTGGATAACGGCTAAATATTTCATTAGCCGTATTTTTTTGTTTTGTATTCATTTTTTAGAATTTAAACCTAGCCAATTAAGGCTAGGAAAAGATTAAACACTTGCACTTACTATACATCCAATAGCTCTTTCCTTTCTTGGTAACACAATATAATTGTGTCTAGCATTGTACATCCAAGACTGCAATTGTGTACCCGGTTCATCGGTGTAATTTTTGGTGAAGCCCGATGCTCTAAACATATCTGGCGCATAAAATGCAGTAGATACTTGGTAATCTCCAGCTACTGGCTCAGCTCCAAAACTTTTCTTAGTCAAGGTGCTTAACGTAACATAAGGCGCATCTACATACCAGTACACCTTAAAGCCATACAAACGTCCATTTAACAAACCACCTACTTCATCAGAAAACTGGCCGTTAAATTGAGTTTTACCCAAGGCATCTTCTAGCAAATCATTGTAATGGTCGCTGCATAATACCAAGATACGTTTGTCCCCTGGTATCTTTTGTCCATCAAAAGCACGCTTTAGTTTCAAGATGTCTTTTAAAGTCATTTTTTTACGTCCAGTTCCATCATCATCTCCAGTAGTGGTAACCATTGGCGTGTTTGAGGTTTCTGAGCCTGGCGTAAGTGCATGTAATGCTTTATTGTGCTTTACACGCATAATTGCGTTTTTGTGCTTTTCTTGCACCAGTCTAATCTTATCATAAGCAATAAACTGTATTTCATCGTCCGTAACTTGTGTAGCTTTGGTTTTGTAGCTATCTAAAGAAATAGGTATTGCACCGTCTACTTGTTGTTGGAATCCAATAGGGTAGGTGATGTTATTTATCATTACCTCTGGGTCCGCTCCAACATCTACTAGATGGATTACTTCATTCTCACCTCTAGTGGCAGTTACAAATCTACTTTCATCTGGTATTTCGCCTAAAAAGGAAGCCTCTTCCGTTGCCCTAAAATCTTGTACCAATACATCTGTCCATATTTGCTGATTTAAAGCATTTGCCAAAGCACTAATCGGGATTATATTGGTTTTAGTTACCAATTGTATTCCTGTGCCTACAGCAAAAACTACACCTCCAGCAACTATGGGATGCACACCTATAATTGTGGAAAATAATACACCTACCAATACAGATAGGAATAAGTTAATAAATACGGCTGACCATTTTAATTTTCTACTTGTTTTCATTCTTTAGTTGTATTTTTTGTTAAACAATTCATTCCACTCCTCAGCATTATCAGATGCCATGGTTTCTAAACCTCTTGGATCTTCTTTTTGCCATTTGTCCCAGTCCCAAGTTGCACGGGTAGCATCGCCTTGTTTACCGGCATTCATCATCCCTGTAAAGTTTGGTGCTTGTGGTTTTTGGGTTCCTGTTTCCAAGACTGCTTGTAAAGCTTCTATTCCAGAAGTTTTACCAATGTTTTCAAAAACCTTCTTTTTCTCGTCATCAATCTTGTTTTGCTTAGCATAAGCTTCCACAATTTGTGAGATTTGGTTATCCTGAAAAGCACTTAAACTGGTTTGAGCTACAACCAATGCAGCTTCAGCATCTTTTTTGTCCTTTTTTAAGGCATTTACCTTTTCTTTTACTGCCTCTAGTACAGCCGTATCAGAACTTTCCTCTGTAACCATAGCTAAGGCAAATAATGCAATCAACTCTTTTTTCATATTTGTGTTTAATTTGGGTTTGTTCTCTGTTGTTGTAATCATGGAAGCATAAGCATTGTAAACTTCTAGCTGCCCTAAGCTTGCAGGTTCTTCCAATCCTATTTTTGGCACTACTACGGCAGACAACTCTTTGGTTGCAATACCTAGTTGTATGGCTTCTTTTGCATCTATCCAGTTATCTCCTTGCATATATGCTTGCGCTTTGGCCTTTGGTAGTCCTGTACGTTGCATAATAATAGAAACAAAATTCTCTTCCATTTTATCCAACAGCTTAGCCTTCTTTTTTAATTCTTCAGATGTACCTCTACTTCCAGATTGTGGAGCATGGATCATGATGTAGCCGTTTTCTACAATATGTACATGCGGTGTAGCCATCAGTAAAAAAGCGCCCATAGATGCAGCAACGCCTTGCACTTCTATTATAATTTTTGTTTTTGAACTGTTTATGGCGTTAAACATCAGATTGCCATCAAATACAGAACCTCCATAGGTGTGGAGTTTTATAGTAATTTCGTCATAGCTTGCTGCCAAACGATTTAATTGATACATAAATTCAATACCATTGCCTTCCCATATTTGGCCAAAACAACTCAAGGTATTTTTTTCGCTTCTAAATATCATTTATATGCTTTATTTTGAGCAAACTTATAATCAAATATCTGCATCCTAAAAAAAGCTTGCAACACTTGCAGACTTATATTTAAAAGGCCTTTATCTTTTAGATATTTGTATAAAATGTAAAGATGTAATGAGTTTAGCAAAGAGTAAAACAAAGCTTAAAGGTCTAGCCGAACGGATGTTTATTGAGGACGGAATGACTGCAAAAGCGGTCTCTGAAACTATTGGCGTTACTGAAAAAACTATAGGCAACTGGAGGAGAGATGGAAATTGGGATGACAAGCGCAAAACCTTTCTAGCTACACCCCACAACATCAAACGTCAAATTGCAAACGAGCTTTCCAAACTAGTAAGTGGTGAAAAAGGCACGCTAGAAATGAAAGCCATTAATGAAGCTATAAGAGCTTTACAACAAATGACTAGTGAAACTTCTACAGAAGTAGTCTTTACCGTATTTCGAGAATTTGACAACTGGATGGCAGACCAAGACCCACAAATGGCAATTACCTTTTTGGAGTGGCACAAGCTATTCTTATTACAAAAAGCACAACAAGAAGTATAATGGCATCCACAAAAATAAGTAAAGCTCTTGAAAAAATGCTCCGTAATTACGAAGAGCATTGCCGTTCTATTGAGCAAATTACACACGTAAATGCTAATGAAACGCCTGCTGAAAGAAGAAAAACAAGGCTGGAACTAGAAAAAGATTATGTCTCTTGGTTTGAAGCTATATTTCCACAATATGCGGAAGTTCCTAGCGCATGGTTTCATAAAAAACTAGCCAAAATAATCATTAAAAAAGATGTGGTAAATGTGCTGGCAGAAATCTACCGTTCCGGTGCAAAATCGGTTCATTTAGATTTAGGCATACCCATGTATTTGTATGTTACCGGGAAGCTTCATTTTATGTTACTGGTAGGACAAACCGAAAACAAAGCCAAAAAATTAATTTCAGACATACAAGCTCAACTAAGCCACAACCGTAAGTTTATACACTACTACGGTAAAAAATTCAAATTTGGAGATTGGTCTAATGGAGATTTTACCACTACAGATGGGGTTAAGTTTATGGCTATTGGTGCTGGACAATCTCCAAGAGGTTTAAGGGAAGCAAACCAACGTCCGGACTATATTATTATAGATGATATAGACACGGCAAAACGCTGCCAAAATGATGACCTTAGTGGGAAACTACTGGAATGGGCTTGGGAAGATTTAAGAGGTACATTTAACGAGGGTGGAAAGTATAGACGTTTTATTGTAGCCAATAACAATTTCCACAAAAACACCTTAATCAATCAACTTAAAGTTGAGTTTGAGCAATACAACCAACGAGCTAGAGAAAACAACTTTAAAAAAGAACACTATATTGTAAGTGTTACTGCCGTAAAAGATTTAGAAACTTTTGAACCCAACTGGCCAGAAAAAACAAGTGCCAAATATTGGCGTAAAAAATTCCTTACTACACCTTACAGAAGCTTTATGCGGGAGTACATGCACAAGCATATAATAGAAGGTGCAATATTTAAGAATGAGCAAATACACTACAAGCCTAGAAAGCAGTTTAGAAGTTATGATGCCTTGGTATTCTACGGGGATTTATCGTACAAAGATGCTGGAGATTACAAGGCTATGGTGTTAATGGGTAAAACTGGAAGAGAGTTCCATGTACTAGATTGCTTTGTGAGACAAACAAGCAGAAACAATGTAGCCGTGTGGCTCTATGATTTTGTTGAAGACAACCAATTGCTAAAAAGCAATGTAAAATACCTAGTGGAGGGATTGTTTGCACAAGATGAATTTGTAAACGATTTTGACCTAGAAGGAGATGTAAGAGGTTGGTATATTCCTGTAGTAGCAGACAAAAAAACAAAAGCCGGTAAATTTGATAGAATAGAAAGCATGGCAGGCTATTTTGAGCGTGGCAATGTTTTCTTTAATGAGCAATTAGAAAAGTCGCCAGACTGCAAAGAACTCATTAACCAATTGCTTGCATTTCAAAAAGGAAGTGGTGCGCATGACGATGCTCCAGATGCAATGCAAAGTTGCATAGGTGAGCTTAATGTTGCAGCCATCATCAATTCTGTACCTCCAAAAGTTACAAGTAGAAAAGATTGGATTAACAAAAGCAAAAACAGATACTAATGTTTATTACTCAAGAAGATTATAGTGCGCTAATTAGGGAAGAAATTAAAGCTCTACTGCAAGAAGGATACTCTGATACAAAAATAATAGCCGCAGAAAACATGGCCATAAGTCAAGTAAAAAATTACCTAGCAGGTAGGTATGACGTGCATACTATATTTAGCCAGGAAGAAAACGACAGAAATAGCCATGTAGTAATGATTACTATAGATTTAGTCTTATACCACTTGTATACCTCTTCTATTCCAGACAGAATGCCAACCATAAGAGCAGAACGCTATCAAGATGCAATAGATTGGCTAAAACTATTGGCTAGTGGAGATGCAATGGCAGATTTGCCAAAGCTAATAAGCGAAACTGGTGAACCTCTAACTGCCCTAAAAATTAGCAGCAAGCACAAAACCAATAACCATAGATGGTAATATTAAAAAAGCAATTAATTAGCGTGTAATACCAATTTAAACATGAGTAACCACTATACACAAAATCAAAACGGACTGTTTTTGCCACAAGCAAAAGCAAGTACGCGTAAAAAAGTAAATCCAAAAGTAATTGAAATTGTAGAAGGTTTTAAAGATCGGTCAAGAAAAGACATAGACAAGTGGCGTAGAGCCATTCAATATACTCAGTTTACCGGACAACAAAACCCACGTTTTGACTTTTACCATGACCTTGTAGACGATTTGCTTACAGATGGGCATTTGCAATCTCAAATAATGATGAGATTAACGGCTACTACAAATACAGATTTTCATATTCTAAACCGAAAAACAGGAAAAGAAAATGAAGATTTGACCTTCCTATTTAGACAAAAATGGTTTTTTGAAGTATTAGAAGCTTTCCTAATGCAAATTATTAGAGGATTTCAATTGGTAGAATTCACCTCTTTTGAAGATTACAATATAAAACTAAACCTAATCCCACAAAGGCACGTTACTCCAACAAAAGGGCAAATTATACCCGATTTAACATTGATTAATAACAGCATAGATTTTGACAATCCAGCCTTTGACCAATGGTTGCTAAAATTAGGTAAAAGACAAAACCTTGGCATAATAAACAATATTATTCCTGCTATTATTTGGAAGAGAAATGTAGCCCAGTCCTGGGCAGAATTCTGTGAGCGTTTTGGCATACCCCTAATTACTGCAACCACAGCTGCTAGAGATAACAAAACAATAAACGATGTGCATGACATGCTTATTGGTGTTGGCGAAGCTAGTGTAGGAACGTTCCCACAAGGTACAGATGTACAATTGCATGAAGCCAACAGAACAGATGCCTTTAGGGTATACAAAGAATTTATACAACTCAATACAGACGAGATAAGCAAACTCTTAGTAGGCTCTACCATGTTAAGCGACCAAGGATCTAACCGTAGCCAAACCGAAGTGCATGAAAGAAGCCTTGACAATAAAATAGCAGCATCAGACAAGCGTAATGTGCTTTTTATGATAAACAATCAGCTATTGCCACTATTACAATTGCACGGATATGCCGTTTCTGAAGATGATGTATTTGAATTTAAAACCGCAGAACAAGAGGTGAACCTTGAGGAGCTTTGGACTATTTCTAGTGGTTTATTGAATCACGGTTTTCCAGTAGAACAAAAATGGTTATCAGAAACCTTTAACATTCCTTTTGATGGCATACGTACCATAAAAAAAGAGGATGAAAAAAAAACCCCTGACCTGAAACCCTTAGCGCATTTGTATCCTGAAAAATACCCCATAAGTTGCTGCGAAGAAAGTCTACCCACAGCAAGCTTTAGCACTAGCGTTTCTCAAAAAATAATCCAGCTCACCAAAGAATTAGCCCTAGGCTTACTAAGCAAAGCAGATGTTTCTGCTATTATAGGTAAGCTTATTGTTACAGAAGCATTACAGCTTACTGCTGGGCTTTATAGCGGTTTTGGAAAAACAGAAAGCTACACCTCTCCAGATAACTTGGTTTTACAAATGATGGAATACAACCTTTTTGATTTTGCAGCAAGCAAAACTGAAGCAAGAAGCTATGCCATTGCACAACGCATTATAGACTACGAAAAAGGAGCAATAAAAAACCGAAGTACCTTTTTACAAGAAGCTCTAGCAGATAATGAGATGCTTAACACTACCTATCTTAAAACCGAGTATGATACCGCCGTTGCTACTGGTCAAAACTCAGCAGCTTATGTTAGACAACTTAAAGA